TCAAATGCTCTTTGTGACCACATAAGATTAAAGTTTTCTGTTTCAACACCAAGTAAGACATGAAACTCATGTGATAAATCTACACGACCTATTTTACCTGTCTTGATTTTGTAAAGTTCATTCCATTTACCTGTCATGATTGATACCATATCAGAACCTCTGATATAGTTTTCTTCATGAGCAGAAAGTCTTAGTTCTACTGCCATTATTGCCTCCATTGTTGCTATCAGCATACACTAATTATGTAATTATATCAAGTATTTAGATATAATCTTTGTGGGTAGATGACATTCCTGCAGGTTGCAAGATATCATTTTTATCAGGTACATATAATATATGTTTATAATATTCATAGTAGCTAATTAGTTTTACTCTTCCGTATCTGTCACGATCAGATACTTCTACTGGTACATCTTCA